GTTGAAATCCTTTATTTTGAAAGTAAGGATGATTTTAGAGCTAGAGCCCTTGTTCATGATGCTTCTATCGTTGCTAGTGTCATTGAAACTCCTGGCTTGGAACGTGGCTATTATAAATCTACAACCAAGTTTGGCTCTTGTGCAGCCCCTGTTGTTGATACAGATGGACGTGTGGTTGGCATTCATGGTGCCACTACACAGACCGAGACTGTTTTCCTTCCAATGTTATTGAAGGTTATTAACAGTATTGGTCAACCTTTTTAGGTCGCCCTCTTCCCAATTGGGAGGCTTGGGTGTCTTGGTATGCTAAATACATAGACAACCCAATTTTCCTCTCTCTTGGTGAAGGGGGCGTATCTCCATCTACACTTTTCAAACAATATTTCCGAGCTGGTCATGTTGAATGGATTGGGAAGTGCAACAGAATCGTGCCTTCCAAGGCCCGTGAGGTTGTAAATACATCTTTTCTCAGATTTTGTCGTGAGAAGGGTGTGGCAGTGCCAATGTCACATCGGATGGTGTGGCCAAATATTCATGCTAGTTTTAAATCTATTTCTAAGTATGATCGTGGGCAACCAGAGCTTGATCGTGGCTCTTGGTTACTGGCTGGTGAGTGGACTAAACAACACTTTAAACCTTATTTGGGTGGTTCTGGGATTTTGTCTCAGGAGGATGTCTTAACCCAGATGGATATGACTACTTCATGTGGTTATCCTTGGAGTTTAAAGTTTCCAAATAAAAGTGAGATGTTGGAACATCCAGCTATTGCAGTTCTTGGTGACTATTGGGATATTATTGGCTCATCAAATGAGGATAATATTGTTCCAATTTGGACTTGTTCCCAGAAAGTTGAACTGCGGACAATGGAGAAGTTGTTGGCGAATAAGGTTAGAACCTTTACAGCTGCCCCATTCGAGCATTCAGTTGCTACAAATCGAATGTGCTTAGATACCAACAACAAGTTTTATGCTTCTCATGGCTACACTTGGAGTTTTGTTGGAGCTACTAAATATCTTGGTGGCTGGGATAAATTGCACACTCGTCTTTCTCGACATCCCAATGCTTTTGCCTTGGATGAGACAGATTATGATGCTTCTCTTTTTAGGGAGGCATTGTTTGGCCAGGTTGAATTCAGGTATGAAATGTTGTCTCGTGAGTGTCAAACATTTGAGAGTCTTCGTCGCCTGAAAGGTATTTATGAACCTATAGTTGATAGTACAATTGTTTTGGAAAATGGTGAATTAATTTTGAAGTCTACTGGTCAACCATCTGGTTCAAGTAATACCATTGTTGACAACACAATAATTCTTTTTAGATTGTTTTGTTATGCTTACATTGTTTTGTGTGAGCGTCGATCAATGGTTCCTCGTTACTCTGAATTTATGAGTAATGTTGAGGCTGCCTTAAATGGTGATGATAACACTTTTACAGTTAGCGATCTGATTGTTAAGTGGTTTAATCCTGTTTTTATAAAGGAAGTCTGGTCTGGTATTGGTGTCATCACAAAAAGTGATTTTGATGAACCAAAGAAAATTGAGGAAGTCTCCTTTTTGTCGCAAGGATTCAGGTGGGACCAACGTTTGAGAATTTGGTTGCCTGTTCCTGATTGTGAGAGGGTGCTTTCCTCTCTGATGTGGGGTGCAAATATTGATGATGTGCGGTGGCATTATCTTAGAGCATGTGCCCTACGTTTGGACACTTTTGGCAATGAAGAATGTCGGGGTGTTTTGGCTGATTATTTGAACTTTTTGGATGTTCATTATAAAGATCAGTTGGTTGGTTCTGTTCATGGCATTGAAATGTCTGCCATTCGTAGTGTTTGGAAGTCTGATAGGTATATAGAAGCCTTTTACTCAGGTTATGAGAATGAGGTTAAGCAATCAAGTAGTGTAGCTAATAAGTACACTGGCGCTACTTTAATTTCTAGTAATAATAGTGTTGTTGTCACTGATCCTTTCGTTCATCTTCTTTCTGTTATCCCTTTCTTCCCTTCTATTTTAAGAACTTTCAAAACCGTCTTTCCTTCTTCCTCTTTTTATCTAAATATGGGTAAAACTAAAAATTGGGCAAAGCCAGGTTGGGTTAATCCCAACAAAAAACAATTTGGGCCTCTTACTAAGGCGCAAACCAAAAAACAAATTCGGCGTGATGTTGCTCAAGCTGAGAAGAGTAAACGTATTGTGGGAAAGTACCGTGCTTCAAATGGCCGTAAACGTAAAGGTTTTGGTCCCACAAATATGGTGGTAAAGAATCCTCACAAATTTAATCCATCTGGTAGTACCATCACCACTATGCAATCTCAAAGGAGAAACAAGGATGGGCGTGTGCCATTTGACACACGTGAGCATCAGTTTGCTAACATCAATAATGGTGTTTATACTGTAGCTGACTTGTATTATTTGAATCCTGGAAATAATGTGTTGTTTCCTTGGATGGCTCCTATTGCAGCTCATTTTGAGCAGTTTCGTGTTAACCACTTAACATTTAGATACCTCACCAGGATGTATCAGGCAAATGGCACCAATCTTACTGCAGGTAAGGTTGTTATGGCTGTTAATTATGATCCAACTGATCCAGCTTTTTCAGATCAGAATGATATGACTAAAACTCACAAGTTTGTGGAGTTTCCTCCTTATGTGAATGAGGAGTTGAATGCTGTTAATACTGAACGTCAGTTCAGAGATGACACTTTGCGTAATTATTATGTCAATTATTCTGCTAATCAAGGAGCTGATCCTCTTGCAGCTGGCGCCAATGATAATAGATGGTATGATTATGGTACTTTTCAAATCATGCCTACGGGTGTTCCCACCACATCCCCAAACAGTATTGTTGGTGATTTATTGGTAGAGTATAGCTTTACTCTCATTCGTGATAAGGTTCCCCCTCCTGCAACTTTCGCCGTGGCAGGCCATGCTGTTGGTCAGACTTCCTCTCTTGGTGTTGATGCCCTTAATGGCTTTGCACTCCGCAATGGTTCTTTGACCCTTGCGAGGGTTTCCAACGATGTTTTTCAGTTTACAGTTACTCGTCATGCAAACTACATGATTAACTATGTATGGAATTTAACTAGTGGTGTTGGACCAGTTATTGCTGGTATGACCCAAAGTTGGACCTTTGCCCCCAATACTGGAGCAGTTGATCTTTTCTATGTGGTTAATGGTGACACCTCAAATTTGACTACTGCTATTGAGGGTAGTGTCACTGCTGTTCAGGTGTCCTCTGTTGCATTTATTTCTGGTACCACTACTGGTTTGATAAATGTAACTGTGCCCCATGTCACTGTTTATGGTCTGGGTGTTGGTTCTTGGGATTTGTTTGTTACCCAACTTCCACCTTCGTTGAATGTGGAAAAATTATCTGATGTCGAGCAACTTCGTAAGGAGGTTGCTAAATTGAGGACTTCTTTAACTCAAATAGTTGAAGATGAAAAACAAAATCCTCCTTATGAAGAAGATTCTGAGCCCTATACCGAGCTTGGGCATAAGGAGGAAAGGACCTTTGTTGGCACACAAAGGCTTACCCGTGATGGTAAGAGAGTTAACGAGTTAGTTAGCTTGAGGCAAGTTTAGTGCTA